AAGCACAATAGAAACAATATTTACAGTAAACGGCGTACCTTTTAATTAATTAACTTTGCAATATGGCAGATAAAGTACAAGGCAATAATATAATGTTGTATTATCACGAACCAGCTTCGGAAACTTATCCTGAAGGTAGGGATATTCCGTTTTCGTGTTCTACAAATTGCACATTTAGTGTAAGCGTTGACCAAAAAGAGGTAACAAGCCAAACGAGTGCTTGGTATAGAGAATACAAGAACGATACTGCAACTTGGAGTGTAACTTGTGATGGTCTTATAACTTTGGATGGTTATGGCTATTTATTCTTACTACAACAACAACAAGACCGCACAACAATTTTAGTAAAGTTTGTTATTGACAATGGAGTTGATGGTTTGGTAGTGATTAGTGGTAATTGTAACTTAACAAGTTTACAAATTAACGCACCTTACAAAGACATAGCAACGTATAGTGTAGCGTTACAAGGTACAGGTGCTTATGGAACAACAGGAACGACAATCAATCCAAGTGGAACAGTTATTGTTGCTGGAGGTGCGGTTTACACAAAGGGAACTGTTGCAGCAGGTGGAGAAACTACTATCACTTATTCGGATATGATAGGCAAGGCTTGTCTTTATGTTTCTCGTGGTGGTATTGATGTTCAAGATATATTGGTTACAGGAACTCCAGTTGATGAACAAGTTAAGTGGGTAAGTGCGACAGGGATTTTGACATTTGGAAGAGTATTAGAAAGTGGTGAGTTTATTAGGGCATTATTTCAATAATTTAGTTATAAATTAATATAAGATGGCAAATCAAATTGTAGTTTCAGCAGGTGCAAAAGTTAGGAATTTAAGTGGGGTTTTAACAGGAACAAGTGGGGTGGTTAGTTCAGTTCCTTTAGGTGCTGCAAATGGTGTTGCTACTTTGGATAGTGGGGGAAAAGTTCCTGTATCACAATTACCATCTTCGGTGGTTACTTATTTAGGTACTTGGAATGCTGCAACAAATACTCCGACATTAGCAAACGGAACAGGTGATGCTGGTGATATGTATATTTGTAATGTAGCTGGAACTGTAAACTTTGGTGCTGGTCCTGTTGTGTTTGTAGTGGGAGATTGGGTTTTATATGGTTCAGGAACTTGGCAGAAATCAAGCGGACAAAACGGAACAGTTACGAGTGTTGCGGTTACTGAAAGCGGAGATAGTTTAAATATCACAGGCTCACCCATTACTACAAGCGGAACAATTAACATAGGATTCAACGGAACTAATCTTCAGTATGTAAACGGAGCAGGAAACTTAACAACCTTCCCTACTTTAATCACTTCCATAGGTTTATCTATGCCGAGTGCTTTTAGTGTCGCAAATAGCCCTTTAACGACTAATGGAACGATTGCAGTAACAGGAGCAGGTGTTGCTTCACAATATATCAGGGGAGATGGTACTTTAGCAGATTTCCCTTCAAGTGGCGGTGGCGGTTCATCGGTTTCGTATTATCTTAACGGAGGAACAAGTCAAGGCACTATTGGTGGTACTACTTATTACGAAATGAGTAAAACTGCGGTGATAGGAACAGGGGTTGATTTCGCTAAATCAGGCGATGGTTTTATAGTAGCTTTCTTAACGGATGCTAACGACCCTGCACAATTAAACATTCCAGCAGGAAATTGGAACTATGAGATTTATGCTTCAATGAGTTCTAATGGTGGTACTCCACAATTATATGCTGAACTTTATGTTTATAATGGTACTACTTTTACTTTGATTTCTACAAGTAGTAATGAGATTTTATACGATGGAACTAATTTGAATTTGTATTCATTTGCAATGACAGTTCCTGCTACAACCTTGGCTTTAACGGATAGGTTAGCTATTAAGTTATACGCTACAAATAGCGGTGGTAAGACTACAACTATTCATACCCAAGATTCTCATTTATGCCAAGTTATAACAACATTTAGTACAGGTATTACTGCGTTAAATGGTTTGACTGCTCAAGTTCAGTACTTTCAAACAGGAACAAGTGGAACAGATTTCAATATTTCAAGTACAACTGCTACGCATACTTTTAACATTCCTGATGCGAGTGCAACTGCAAGGGGATTGATTACAACAGGTACTCAAACAATAGCAGGAACAAAGACTTTTAATGATGCTACTAAAAATAACGGAGGTATATTTTTACAAAATGCTTCAAGTAACTCTTTAGCAGGGTATATGAATTTAGGTGGATTGACCAATGGATTAAAGTTTACAAGCGGTGGTGGGATTAGTAATTCATTTACTTTACCATCTGCAACAGGATATACTTTTACTTTCCCTAATGCAACAGGAACTTTAGCTTTAACTAGCGACATATCTTATCCTGTTACTTCGGTATTCGGTAGAACAGGAGCAGTAGTTGCAACAAGCGGTGATTATACAACTGCACAAGTTACTGAAAGTGGTAACCTTTACTTTACGGATTCAAGGGCAAGATTAGCTTTATCATTCGTTGCAGGTAGTGGTGCTTATAACTCTACAACAGGGGTTATAACAATCCCTACTAATAACAATCAAATCACTAATGGTTCTAACTATATTACTTTAGGTTCTTTAAGTGCAGGTGTAGGAATAAGTTATAACAATACAACAGGTGTTATAACAAACTCTGCTCCTGACCAAGTGGTTGCTTTAACTGCAAGTACAGGAATTAGTGTAACAGGAACTTACCCAAACTTTACTATAACAAATACTTCACCTTCAAGTGGGGGAACAGTAACAAGCGTTGCTGCATTAACAATAGGTACAAGTGGAACTGATGTATCAAGCACAGTTGCTAATAGTACTACAACACCTGTGATTACTTTAAATATCCCATCTGCATCAGCTACTAATAGAGGATTAGTAACAACAGGAACGCAGACATTTGCAGGTGCAAAAACTTTCAATAGCGATATAGTTGTTAATGGTTTGAAGATTGGTACAGGGGTTATGAATATTGCTACAAATACTGCGGTAGGCGTATCGGCTTTAAATGCAGGTACAGGTGCAGGTGATTATAATGTTGCAGTAGGTTATAATGCGATGTTGGTAAATATAAACGGAGCAGAAAGTGTTGCTATTGGGACATACTCATTGAGAAATAATTTAAATGGGGCTAACAATACTGCGGTTGGTATGTTTGCTCTTTCAGGTAATACAAATGGATATTATAATACTGCGGTTGGTCATTCTGCATTAACAGCAAATACAATAGGCGAAGGAAATACTGCGGTAGGTATTAGCTCATTGGGTGCGGTTACAACAGGAACTTATAATATTGGGATAGGACAAGGTGCAGGTGTATATATAACAACAGGCTCTAAAAACACTATTGTAGGTAAATATGCAGGTACAACAACAATGGCTAATAATGTTGTTTTGGCTGATGGTGATGGCAATGTAAGATTCCAATGGGATGGTACAAATGTTTTATTAAACGGAAATACTGCTATTACTAAAAGTGGGACTATTACTACCAACTACCTACCTAAATTTATAGGTGCAAGTACAATAGGGAATAGTCAAATCTTTGATAATGGTACGCAAGTTGGCATTAATACGATTACACCTAATAGTTATTATTCAGGAGCTGATAATTTAGTAATATATCAAGGTACAGGAGAAGGTGGTATGTCAATAGTTACAGCCAATAATACAACAGGTGCGATTTATTTTGCTGATGGGGTAACAGGAGATGAACAATATAGAGGCGGAATTGCATATACCCACACAACCGACTTGTTATCATTTGTTACAAGTGGTGCAAGTAAAATGTTCTTGAATTCTTCAGGCAATTTAGGATTAGGAGTTACACCGAGTGCGTGGGCAAGTGCTTTTACTTCTATACAAGGTGGTAGTTTTAATTCATCTATAACATTTCAAAATAATGATTTTGATGCTTCAATTTGGACAAATTCATATTTTAATGGCACTAATTCTATTTATATAGCAACAGGTGCAGCAGCAAGATTTAGAGTTAATAATAATACATTTCAATGGTTAACCGCTCCTTCAGGAACGGCAGGTAACGCTATAACCTTTACCCAAGCAATGACCTTGTTTAGTACAGGTAATTTAGCAGTAGGAACTACAACAGATTCAGGCTACAAGCTAGATGTTAATGGTACAGGAAGGTTTAGTGGGGCGGTTGGTATAGGAACAAGTAGTGCAATAGGTTCATATATTTTTGCAATAGAATATGGAGGAAGTGCTGCTGCGGTAATGACTATTAAAAATTCATCTGTTAGCGGTTATTCAGGAACTCATCTTCTTAACTCATCAGGTACATTGGTTGGTCATTTTGGATATGCAAATGCAAGTACAGGAGCACCATTAACAGATAAGATTTATTTTGGAAGTATTGCAGCAAAAGATGTTGTATTTACTACAAATGATACTGTTAAAATGACTATTGCTTCATCGGGTGCAATAACTTGCACTTCATCAGTTACCGCAACATCATTCTTTGAAAGTTCTTCAATTAAGGGTAAAGACATTATAGCTACTAATCCATTACTTGCATTAGACATTGATGTAATAAAATACACAAGGAAAAGTGATGAAAGTAAAGATATTAGATATGGTTATTCAGCAGAGCAAATACATTCATTAATGCCTGAACTTACGGATAAGGATGTAACTGCGGTAAAATATTTAGATGTGCATACGATTTTAATATCTCAACTTCAAAAAGAGATTAAAGAACTAAAAGCTAAAATGAATTAATATGGCTACAACTTGGGCAGGTACGGCTTTAAATCAAGGCATAACTAGAACGGCAATGAATGACTTTTGGAACTTAAATACCAATTTCGGTTATCCTTGGTGTGATGGTTGTACCCTA